CTACTCTAGGTACAACTGGGCAATTCAAAATAATCGGAGTTTCAAGAGACCCTGAAAACAATGATATCGGATCAGCAAACGTCAACTGGCGTGTAATGCTAAACGAATCATTATTAGGATCTGGAACTGCCGGGGCAGCGTAATAAGGAGATAAATTATGGCAATATCACGACAACAACTCGTAAAAGAGCTTGAGCCAGGTTTAAATGCCTTGTTCGGCCTTGAGTATAAAAGATATGATTCAGAGCATAAAGAAATTTATACTACTGAGTCTTCTGACAGAGCTTTTGAAGAAGAAGTAATGTTATCTGGCTTTGCTAATGCATATGTTAAACCTGAGGGTTCAGCAGTTGCATACGACAATGCACAAGAAACATTTACTGCAAGATACACTAACGAAACAGTGGCTCTTGCATTCGCTTTAACTGAAGAAGCAATGGAAGATAACTTGTATGACAGACTTTCGTCTAGATATACAAAAGCACTAGCGAGATCTATGGCTAACGCTAAACAGATCAAAGCAGCTAACCCACTAAATCAAGGGTTGCCTACTACAGACAACTATGATTCTGGTGATGGAGTTTCTTTGTTCAACACAGCACACCCAACAATCGCTGGTTCTTTCAAAAACACACTAACAACACAGGCAGACCTTAACGAAACATCGTTAGAACAAGCTATGATTGATATATCTAGCATGACTGATGAGAGAGGTCTTAAAATCGCAGCAAGAGGAATGAAAATGATTGTTCCTTCTGAAAACCAATTTAACGCTGAGAGATTGATGAAATCTCAAGGTAGAGTTGGTACAGCTGATAACGATATCAATGCTTTGAGATCTATGGGAATGGTTCCTGAAGGTTACAGAGTAAATCACTATCTAACAGATACTGATGCTTGGTACATTATCACTGACGTGCCTAATGGTATGAAGTACTTTGAAAGACTACCTATCCAAACTAAAATGGAAGGTGATTTTTCAACTGGTAACGTTAGATACAAAGCTAGAGAAAGATACTCGTTTGGAGTATCAGACCCTAGAGGTATCTTTGGTTGCGAGGGTGCATAATATCAAATAAAATTAGGGGCCGCCTCAAAACGGCCCCTTTTTAATTTATAAGGGTGAATATATGAAAAATTTCCTAGTAACTATATGGGCTTACGACCATTACGCAAAATTTAATGTTTTTGCGGAAGATAACGCTCTTTCTCTTGAAGAATCAATCCTTGACAAATTGGGAGAAAAAAGTATAAATTGGGAATATCTCGGAAATTCTTATGATGACCGAGTAAACAGAATAACCTATGAGGAGGTTATAGATGATACAAGACCTATACAAACAAAAAAGGTCCTTGGAGTTGAAGTGGGAACAGGAGCATATTGACAATGGTAAATATACTCTTGATATGGTCAGAATTGATGACAAAATTAGACAAGTCATCACTGAGATCAAGCTGGAAGAAGCAGCAATTGCTCACAGAAGAAATAGCGTTGAAGGCGCTGCTCCACAAGTTTCTGTAGCTACTTAATCAAAAGCTACATCGCTGAAATCGTACATTTCCTGTAGGATCTCTTGCACTCCACTAAAATCTACTATATAAACAATTTACTATACAATTAATTTAGAATACTGACGCGTATAGTCGACGGCCTAGAGACAGTATTCAAAAACTAGGAGGATTTAATTATGGCAACAACTACATTTTCGGGACCGATAAAAGCGGGAACGATTTCAAATACAACTGGAACTACACTTGGTTCTGATGTTAAAAACACAGGTCAAGTTGTAATGGCACAGACATTTTCAACAGGGACTGCTCTTGCGAGTGGAGCTTCTGCTGCAAATTCAACTACTGTTGTTATTCCAGCTAATTCACAAATTATTGACATAGTGCTTGATAAACCAACAGCGATGGGAAATGCTACTTGCGTTTTCAGTATCGGAGATACAGTTGGTGGAAACAAAACTTTCATTAATGACTATTCAATTACAACAGGTTCTGGAGCTGGAAGATGTTATCCAACTACTGAAGCTGGTGGAGCATTAGCTTGGGCTGATACAGGAACATCCGATGTTAAAATTACATGGACAAGTACTGGTGCAACCAACGCTGGTGAAGTTAGAGCTACTATTTTGTACCAACAAAATAATAACCTACAATAATAATTAACTCTGAGTGGGGTGTAATGACCCCACTCTTTAATAGGAGAAAATAAAATGGCTTACGATCCAACAATAAACACACAGTTCGATGGAACTAAAAAACTAATCTATGTTTTTAATATAGATGCATCTAAAGATGGAAGTACTGGAACAACTACTATAGATGTTTCTGCTTTAGCTAAATCTCAACGTAATCAAGCATGTAATAGAATATCATTAAATAAAATTTGGTTTGATATAAATATTACTGCAGTTGCAGATGCGGCAAGACTTACATGGGAAAACTCTGGTGGAGATGAAACTTTTTTATCTTTAAATGGATATGATAGTTGGGACTTTAGTAATATCGGAGGTTTAGTAAATCCAAATACTGGTGGGAATGCAAACGGGGATGTTAATATAATTATTCCTGCACATACTGCTGGTGATACTTATTCGATTGTTTTTGAGTTTTTGAAATATTACGAATTTTAATAGGAGGTTAAATGGCGAACACTACTTCCGGAACATTTACTTTTGGAAAAACTTTTGCAATTGATGATATTGTAGAAGAAGCTTTTGAAAGAATTGGAATTCGTGGTGTGGCTGGTTACCAGCTTAAAACTGCGCGAAGATCTTTAAACATTCTTTTTCAAGAATGGGCTAATAGAGGCGTACACCTATGGGAAATAGGTGATGGCTATCTAACTTTAGTAGCTGGTACAAATCAATATATTGGTTATAGATCAAGTGGAGATGGTACTTCTACTTTATTAAATAGTGGAGGCGCTGCTTTATATGGTGTGGATGATGTATTCGAAGCTTCTTATAGAAGCAGTGCAGGTACTACAAGTCAATCAGATAGTCCTTTAACAAAAATTTCAAGATCAACTTATTCAGCTCTTTCTAATAAATTAGCACAAGGGCAACCTTCTCAATACTGGGTTCAAAGATTTGTAGATAAAGTTACAATTACTTTATATACGACTCCTGGATCAAGTCAGGCTGGAGACAGAGTTCAATATTATTATATGAAAAGAATTGATGATGCAGGCGATTATACAAATGCAGCTGATGTTCCTTATTATTACATTCCTTGTATGTGTGCAGGTTTAGCTTATTATTTAAGTTTAAAATATGCACCAGACAGAACACAAAATTTAAAACTTCTTTACGAAGATGAATTATTAAGAGCGG